TAGTTCACCTGTTTCTTTACTTTTTTGAAGTGATAGGTGTAGTTCTTTTGCTGGATGGGTGTAGAGCAAAGTATTATGGTCTGGCATTACTGATTTACCTTTTTTGATTTTTAGCCATGTAACTCCATTTTGTTGCCTATGGTCTACAACTGCTACTGGTTCATTGTTCATGATTGCAATGCCATTAAAGTGCCTTTTTGCAAATCTTTAGCATTAGCAATCTTTTCTACTGCGGATTTATCTTTGCTAAGAGCTGCATAAGCTTTGCCATATACGGCTTTTAATTCATCAATATTGGTGCAATTCATAATGATATCTACCCATAATTGAATTTCTGCTGTTAAATCTACACTTTCTTCTTCTGGCAAATCTTCACCAGAATAAATATACAAAGCCAAACCATGAAGGGCTATAGCTTTAACCAGGCATCGTTGCATTGCTGTATTTACTGCCATTGCATCAGGATTGGCAATAGCTTTGTTTTGATTATTAATGACAGGCATTTGAGCTGTCATAGTTTTGCCAAAAGCGGTTACTGAGCAAAAAACCATCAAAGTTTCAGCAAAGTAAATTGGATCTCCATAAGTCCATGTAGCTTGAGGATCTTGCTGGAGAAGCTGGTCAACGGCCCAAGACCAACTTAAATAAGTAAACTTACCTTTCTTTTCAGTATGCTCGTTTACGTTAATTTTGCGTAGTTCTAAAAATTTAGTCATCACTTTTCCTTAGTCGTTAATTTCAAATTCAGCTACTTCTTTGGCATGACCTTCCATGTATTCACAAGCCATTGAAATTAGTTTTTTACCTAATTGCTCGTAATCACCTGAATCAATAACATCTTGCAAAGCTTGAGAATCATCAACTCCCATTTCACTTAAAGCTTCAGAAATAGCCCCTGAAGTTCTATAGTCAAATTTGCCACCAACTTTTAAGAGTTGCCAGGTACGTTCCTCAATCTCATCAGAACGATCATCGTAATCATCAGGTTCGTAGTAAGCATCAGCTCTATTCATTCCCATAATTAAAACCCTCCTAAAAGAGCATAAGCAAACATCGCACCTAGAACAATCCCTAAAACTATTACTCCTATTGGATCTTTCATTTTCATTCCCTTCATCACTTGTTGAACTAGACTTCACTATACACTAAAAACACACAAATCAACACTTTAGATAAAATATTTTATTAGGACTTTCCCTAGGTTTGTTTGTGGTATTTCGTGGTACTATATCACAACAAAAGGAGATTTTATGGATATTTTTACTGAATTAAAAACAGAGTTTGGCACTCTTTACAAACTTGCCATGCTACTAGGTATAAGGGAAACAGCCATTTATCAATGGAAATCTCGCACAAATATCCCAATCAAACATATACGAAAAATTGAGGAGTTGTCAAAAGGTCGAATTACCAGAGAAATGCTTAGACCTGACATTTTCGCAAAGGACTGAAATGCACTACTATCAACACAATATTGGGGATTATCGGAAAGATACTTCTCATCTATCGTTGCTTGAGCATGGAATTTATAGGCAACTTTTAGATAGTTATTATTTGGATGAAATTCCTTTAAGCAATGACCTTGCGAAGCTTATGCGTTCGCATAGCGTTCGGACTGCGGAAGAACAGCAATCGCTTCAAAACGTATTAACAGACTTCTTTGAATTGACTGAATTTGGGTATATTCATAAAAGATGCGAGGATGGAATAGCTAAATTTCATGGTAAATCAGCTAGTGCTAGAGCATCCGCAATGGCTCGCTGGAGCAGTAAACATAAGGAAGTTGATGCGAACGCAATACCAACGCAATCCGAAGGCAATGCTAACCATAAACCAATAACCAATAACCATAAACCAATAAAAAACATACAGCCTATCGGCTTTGATTTATTTTGGGATGCTTATGATAAAAAAGTAGGCAAACCAAATTCATTAAAGGCATGGTCAAAAATAGCCTTCAAAGACGATTTATTACAAAAAATTGTTGAAAAGGCTTCTTTAGACAAAAAAGCCAAGCCTGATAACAAGTTTCGTAAAGATCCTGAACGCTGGTTAAAAGGTCAACATTGGCTGGATGAGGTGGTAATTGAGCAAGCTCCTGAAGAAAAGCTGCTTCCATTGGGTACAGATGCTCAAATTGAGCAAGCTTATCGGATTGAATGTGGAGGCGATCCCAGCAGGGCTAGGTTCAATAGTTACCAAGAAATGAGGAAGTTTGTTCAGGAGTTTAGGGATAAGCGGATCAGGAATGGACACTAAAAGTGAAAAATACCGACACCAATGCGAAGTTAGGTTTTTGCTTTCAATCAGGCACAGATACGGCCTCGCAGAAACACGCAAGTTGCTATCTAACCCAAACTTTGCGCCAAGACTCCATCAAATCCAGCTTGATCTGGCAGAACAATGGCGAAAAGGTAACAGAGGAACAATCAAAGGACAATGGCTATGAATCTTGAACAATTAACAGAAAATAGGGTAGAGGAAGCTTTAATTTTTCTTTCTGATACAGACAAAAATCATGCAGACTTAGGTGGTGAGGTAAAAAGGCTTGAGGAAGGCATTAAACAAGCTCAGGCGCATGAATTTTTGTTGGCTGATGGCACAGTAGCCGAAAGGGAAGCAAAAGCCAAGGCGAGCCTTAAATACAATCAAGCAGTTTTAGACCATATTCAAGCTTTTAAAGATTTCAAATTAATCGACAATCAAAGAAATCATGAAATACGAATTATTGATATTTGGCGCACTTTATCTTCTAATCGCAGACAAGGAAATATGTAAATGAAAGACTTTAGCTTACCTTTTTTAGTATCCAAAAAGCTTTTGGATGGTTATTACGATGCAATGCTTAAGCAAGATAAACAAAGAGCTTATGAAATTGCTACCGATTTAGTAGAAATGGCTTTAAAACTACAGGATATTGCTGGTGAAGATAAAAAAGTTTGATCAGACCCTTCATGACAAGTACGATTCTCCATCTAGAGTTGCGGTAGCTGAATGGATTTCTATGAAATGGGGATTTACAGCTTTAGATAATCCTGATATTTATGGAACAGACCTCATTATTCACAAAGGGGATAATCCTATAGGATTTGCTGAAGTTGAGGTAAGGCAATGGAATCCGTATTGCCCTTTTGATACTATCCATGTGCCAGTTCGTAAAAAACATATGCTAGAAGTGCCTAAAACTTTGTTTTTTGCATTAAATCAAAATATGACTCATGCTTACTGGATTAAAGGATTAACTGCTTTAGCTTTCCCCTATTGGGAAATGAGAGATGATACAAAGCATGAACTTTATTATGATGTTCCAAAGCATTTATTCAAATATGTGGATTTAACGGAACTTTTTTAATGGCAACTAAAGCTGAAAAGGATGTATATGCTCGCCTGGCGAGATATGGCTGTATTTTATGCAAACAACAAGAGGTCAGAAACCTTGAAGATTCCCCAACAGAAATGCACCATATACGAAGATTTGGTGGAAAAAGAGAAAATGCTCCAGTTATCCCCTTATGCGTTTACCATCATAGACTTGGAGATTCCAGTATTCATCAACTTGGACATAAAGGATTTATTAAATATTGGGGTTTCTCTGAGGAAGATTTGTTAGAAAGATTAAATGACTCATTACAAGAAAAGAGTGGATGAAAACCAAAAACAGCTTGTGCATACATTTATTGCGCTTGGAGCAAGTGTTCTTAATCTCTCTACTGTTGGGAGGGGTTGCCCTGATCTGCTTATCGGTTATAGGGGTAAAAGTGTACTGGTTGAGATAAAAGCAATAAAAGGTACATTTACCGATCCACAAATCAAATTTATGCAAGAATGGAGAGGTGGAGCAGTTAGCCGAATAGATTCAGTTGATGCAGCTATTCGATTAATTAAAATGCTTGACATAGAGTAAGAACCTCATAAAATTAATGGAGCTACGATTTGTAGCTTCTTTTGCAAAAGGAAAATGAAAATGGCAATGGGCAAAACAACTGATCCAAATAGCACCAAAGGTGTACCAGCTAAAGGTGTAGTAGTTCCTAAAGGTGCTGGCAAGGCTGATATGTCTGGTGAACGCATGGAAAAATCTCATCGTGGTGGTGTAGCGATGGGCAAAGAAGATGCGATTGGCTCTGACAAAGAGTTCAATACAGGACGTACTGCTGGTGTCTGTTATGACCATAAGCGTATGTCTTACGCTATGGAAGATAAGTACGAAAAAAAGAACTAATAAAACGAAAACCTGGGGTGCGTGACCTCCCCAGGCTTTCTAACCAACCTAGTAATCGGAGAACTAGATGGCTGTAAAAGAGAATAAGGAAAGTTGTAATTCCTGTCTATTTTTTGTTTTAGGTGAACGCATGGGGATCTGTAAGCGATTCCCTTCTGCCGTTAATAAATCCAATGACGATTGGTGTGGCGAGTGGCAACTGACTGAAAGTCTAGCTTTAGAGCAAATAGTTCAAATGATGACTGAACCAGTATTGATTTCTGAACCAAAAAAGAAACCAGGAAGGCCAAGAAAAGCATGAAACTCAAGCCATTAGCAGACAAAATTGTAGTAAAACCTGATGTTCGTGAGCTTTCTAGCATTATTTTTGTTGATAACAAAGAAGTAGAAAACATGGGTACAGTCATAGCTGTAGGCCCTGGCAAGAAATTATCAGGTGGTCGCAGAGAAGATATGCCTGTTCAAATAGGAGCTAGAGTTCGATTTGGCACTATGAATGATGACAAAGGCGAGGAATATCTTAAATATTTCCCTTATGTTGAAGATGGCGTTAAATATCTTGTGATGAGCTGGGCCGACGTTTGCTGGGTAGGCGAATGATTTATTACATATATCAACATCGTAAAACTGATACAAATGAAATATTTTATGTTGGTAAAGGCAAATCTAATCGTATGAATGGGTTGCAGGGTAGAAATAATTACTGGAAAAATACTGTTGCAAAACATGGGTTTTTTGCAGAAAAGTTATTTGATAAATTAGATGAAGAATTGGCTTTATTAGCTGAAATTGAAATTATTGATATTTATAAAAAACGTGGTATTAAGTTAGTAAATATGACTAATGGAGGCGAAGGCACTTCAGGTCATAGTTATATAAGGTCAGACGAAACGAAAAGAAAATTATCTGAATCTAAAAAAGGAATACCAGGTAAATTTAAGCCAGAACACGTTACCGAAGAAATGCGTAAAGCTATAACCGAATCAAACAAACGCAGAAAAGGAATTGCTACTGGAATCGCTAATTTTGCTGGTAAAAGTCATTCTGATGAGCATAAAGAATATATGCGTAAAAAAATGATTGGTCGTGTATTTTCGCCTGAAACTTTGTTAAAAATGAGTATTGCACAAAAGAAAAGGTTTAATAAAAATGCTTAAATTCTTTAAAAAATGTTGGCCTTGGAAGTCAAAATCTATGACTGCTACTGAAATCATTACTTCATGGGCTAAATTTAGCAATGAAGATGAAAAACTTGCTGAACGAGAAAGAATATTTCAAGAAGGTATTAAACGCAAACCAGCCCTTAAAAAGGCTACAACTAGGAGCAAGACCATGCCACTCAAGAAATCAGCAAGCCCTAAAGCATTTAAAGAAAACATTAAAACTGAAGTAAAGGCTGGTAAACCAGTAAAACAAGCTGTTGCTATTAGTTACGCAGTTAAAAAAGAAGTAGCCAAGAAAACAACGAAAGGTAAAAAATGAACGTAACATTCACTATTGAACAACTAAACGCAATTTTGGCTTATTGCGACCAAATGCCGTATAGATTCGCTAAACCCCTGATTGACCAAATTCAGGCTATTGCTGCTCCACAGATCCAACAAGTACAAACTGAAGGTGCTGCTAATCCTCAAGTACAGGATGAGATTAATCAAGTTGAAGCTAATAGCGATTCAATGGCTAATGAGTAAGTAATTGTTTACTAACTTTTATATCCAATAAAATCATGGACATGGAACAAGAATCAATTATTCCTGATGAGCCTAAAAAAGTAGGGGCTCCTATTGGCAATCAAAATGCTAAGAAAAAGCCTTTTACTGAACAGATGAAAAGGTTCATTCTTGCCAATCCTGAAAAGATGGAAAAGATTATTGAAGGAATTTTTAAAGAAGCTGAAGATGGAAGTCTTGCTGCATTAAGCATCATTATGGATAGAGTAGAAGGAAAGCCAATACAGGCTACCGACATTACTTCATCTGATGGAACAGTCATTAGCGCAATAGCTATGAGCTTTGTAGAGCCTGATGGAAACAAAGATTGACGAAAAAGGGGTTATTTGGCCCCAATTTCCTGCCAAACTTAAATGCCTATTTGAACCAAAAAACAGCCGTTATCGTGTTCTTTATGGTGGGCGTGGAGCTGGTAAATCTCATTCTGTAGCTAGAGCATTACTTTGCATAGGCGCAACAAGAACAGTCAGAATCTTATGCGCCAGGGAGTTTCAGACTTCTATTAAAGACTCAGTTCACAAGCTTTTAGTGGATCAAATCTACAATTTAAGGCTTGAAAGCCTATATGAAATTACTCAGACCTCAATTCGAGGGGTAAATGGCACAGAGTTTATCTTTGCTGGCATCAAGAACAATATCAATGGCTTAAAGTCTATTGAGGGTATTGATTACTGCTGGGTAGAAGAAGCAAACAACGTAACAGCAGTTTCTTGGGATATTTTGATTCCTACCATTCGTAAGGAAAAATCCGAAATATGGGTTACTTTCAATCCAGAGCTGCCAACTGATGAAACCTATAAGCGGTTTGTTATTAGCCCTCCTGATAATGCTGTAGTTCAAAAGGTTAACTGGAACGATAACCCTTGGTTTCCTGAAGTATTGGATATTGAACGAAATACCCTAAAAATGAGGGATTTTGAGGCTTATCAGAACGTATGGGAAGGCTTTACAAGGTCAACCATTGATGGTGCTGTATTTGCTAAAGAAATGGCTAGAGCAGAGCAAGACCAACGAATAACCAATGTGCCATACGATGCCACTAAGCCAGTAATGGCGGTATTTGATATTGGATGGGCTGATGCAACTGCGGTTTGGTTTGTCCAATTCGTAGGTATGGAAACTAGGTTAATTCGTTATTTTGAAACAACTCAGACCACAATTAGCGAAATATTGGCTAGGATGCAGACATTCGGATATGTCTATGACACTTTATATTTGCCTCATGATGCTCAGAATAAGACTTTGGCTGCCAATGGTAGGAGCTTAGAAGATATTGTTCGCAACTCAGGCTATAACGTCAGAATTATTGGCAAAGTTCCTATTGCTGACTCAATTAATGCTGCAAGAACCATATTTGGATCATGTTATTTTGACAAAAATAATACGGCAGCAGGGCTAGATTGTTTGCGACATTATCGGTACGATGTAGATCCAGATACCAAAGCTTTTAGTCAAAAGCCACTTCATGACAATTATTCGCATGGAGCAGATGCTTTTAGGTACATTGGGCTTATGATTCAAGAGAAGAAAGTTGTGAAACGTAAGCCGATGAATTATGATGTGT